AGTTTCAAAAGTATAAAGAGGTCGGTATCAATACACCTCGTGGAAAATACACTAATTTTGTAAAGGAAGACCTCATTCCTGAACTAACTAAAGATTTTATCACCTTTCAGGAACATAGGGAGTACAAAAGATTGGTAAAAATCAATCATTGGGTCATAATGCCCCCAAATACGAAATATCCAACTCACATCGACAATATTTCAAGAATTCATACTTCAATACTGTATGTAAGTCCTGAAAAGAACAATGGCACTATCTTGTGCGACAATCCATCAACAAATGACAAGGGAGACCATGAAATAGCGGATAAACCATCAAGAAAAGAGGTACAAGTAGAATGGAAGACAAATAGACTGTTTAGTCATAATCCAAGACCTAAAACGTGGCATAGATTTACTTCTGGTGATACTGAAAGGGTAAACTTGTCCATATTCTTTGCTGATCCAGATAAGATAAGATCTCACAGAGAAGAATTGGATTATTTGATTGATATATAAAAAAACAGCAAAATTATGAAAAAACTCTGGAATTGGCTAAAAGGAGAGTACAAACTCTGGAAATTGCGTCGTCAAGACCCATACATCTACGAGGATGATGATTAATTATTGGGCAACACCCAATATGGGTAAGATGCATATGATGCAACTTATCGAGGTGAATAGTAAATCATATACAAAAGTCAAATACCCATATTATCTCTATAAACAATGGCATGACTCAAGTGACTATAAGAAAAGAATAGAAAAAACATTTGTAGTTAGAAAAGGACAATCAAACGTAGAGACACCAATAAAAACTAAAACAACGTTTGGTGAGATACCTGACTTTGTTGAAGATAGGCATGAGTACTTGAATAAAGTGGCAACCACTTCTATTGACAGCACTAAACTTCATTCTAATACAAGTGAAGTTGGTGGTGATCTCATGGAACATTACTTTGGTGGGGTGAATGAGAGAAAACCCCCTGATGACTTTATGAAGGATAAAGACCCTGTTGAAGTGTTCTTTACTGACAAGTGGTTCAAGGATCTGCAAAAACATTTTCCAGTATCACCTTCTGCAAATTATCTTGGAACATTTCTCGAACCCTACCTCAAAAGTAATACGGAGTGTATCTTACCTCTTGTAGATGAATTATGTGATGTAGATGTAATTTTTGATCCATTCACTATCATGGGAAGATATATGCTTGGTCATCCTGAACAAAAAGAAGAAAACGAGCATGAAAGTTATGTTGTCAATTTATATAAATCAAGAAAAAATATTATTCCATACAAAGAAGATCTAATCGACTGTTTTGCAAGTAAACTCAAAAGATATCAGAAGGGGGATGTCGTATCTAAGTATAAAGAGGATAAAAGATTGATTTGGAGTTACCTTGATGGAGTGGTGAGAAACCTAAGGAGAATAGAATTGTATTTGCGACAACATGAAATAGAACCCATATACTTCAATATGGATAGAGATGATTATAAAGTTACCTTTGGTTTCGATAAGAACGAATTACCACGCTCTGCTACACATCCTGGCAATTATCCTGAAAGAGAGGAATATGAGAAAATAGCGAAGGAATATGTTATGATGAGAAATATGAAAGACATGAGGAGGCGAAGTAGAATATATGATTGGATTTAGTGAGGGATTTCATGACGCAGCAGTCGCTGTAATAAATGATGGGAAAATTTGTTATGCAACACACTCAGAGAGATATTCTAAAAGAAAGCATGATAAACACCTAGACATCACTGCTGCGTCTACAGCACAGTTATTATGTCATGATGGCACGATAGCATTTTATGAAAGACCGTTGTTGAAGAGAACACGGCAGTTCTTTGCAGGTCAGAAAGCGTGGAGAAGAGAAAGACATCTGTCACTCAAACCGACTGAGTATCACAGTCACCACAAATCTCATGCAGCAGCAGCGTTTCAGACATCGCCATTTGATGAAGCAGCGATAGTTGTTGTAGATAGTATAGGTGAATGGGATACCACATCTATATGGACTGCAGAGTATGGAGATTATGGAAAGGCAGTATATAAGAAGAGATGGTCACAGTGGTATCCGCATTCTATAGGTTTATGGTACTCTGCACTCACTAAATGGGCGGGCTTGCGTCCTTTAGATGAAGAGTATATCTTCATGGGCATGGCAGCGTTTGGTAATCCTGTCCACATGAATGTAGTGGAAAGGCAATTACATAAGAATAATCACAAGGGAGCAAGGATTGGAGACTATGATAAGTGTGATATTGCAAAGAGTGCGGAGAGAATATTACAATTAGAACTCAATACAATATTTGCTAAAGCAGCACAATATAGTAAGAACATCTGCTATGGTGGTGGTGTTGCCCTCAACTGTGTCGTAAACACTGGATTGAGGGAAATGTATAATATGTGGATTATGCCTTGTCCTGGTGACGCTGGTGGTGCTCTGGGAGCAGCATGCCTTGCTTATGGTGGTAAGGTTGATTTCAGTCCTTACTTAGGATACAATATACAAAAGTTCTGTGATCCAAGGAGAGTTGTTGATGGACTCCTCGAAAAAAGAGTCGTGGGGGTTGCGAATGGCCGTGCTGAGTATGGTCCTCGTGCTCTCGGTAATAGAAGTTTATTGGCGGATCCGAGACAAGCAGAAACAAAGGACTTAGTAAACAAGATCAAGAAGAGAGATATGTTTAGACCTTTTGCACCTGCCATACTTGAAGAGCACTGTCAAGATTACTTCGACATGCCTAAAGAATCAAGGTATATGTCATACGTTTATAAATGTAAGCAACCAAAGGCGATACCTGCCTGTATACACGTTGATAACAGTGCTAGGGTACAAACAGTACCAAAAGACTCAGAAAGCATTCTGAGACCTATACTGGAGTGTTGGTACAAACGTACAGGTTGTCCTGTCTTGTTGAATACATCTCTGAACATCAAGGGGAAACCTATGGTAAATACAATCGGAGATGCAAAATCATTTGAGATGAAATATGATGTCACTGTGTTTTAGTGGATGTAGTATCACATGGGGTGATGAACTACAAAATCGATATGCTGAAAGATATAGCACCCTTGTATCTAATCACTATGATGCAAGACATGTAAATTTATCAGCATGTGGTATTAGTAACGATACTATTGTAAGAAATACAATAAAATATCTGCAGAAAACAAGACCAGATGTGGTGGTCATACAATACACTGTTCATCCTAGATTAGAATATTTTAATGATAAAACTAATGTAATAGAAAATTGGACACCACAGGATGCAAGAAAATCTCAAAAACTTAGGGATTACTACTCATCAGTTTATAACATTGTCATGGCTGCTGAGAATATGTGGAAGAATATATTTTTATTTGATACTTATTGTAAGAGCATTGGTCAAAAGTATGTTTCTATAATTGCAGATCACTTTGAACGTATTATAGTAGAACCGACAAAGTTTTATCAAGGTCATAGTGGGTATTGGAGAGAGATGTGTGGAGATTACAATTCTACTTACATACAAAAAGAATTACTTGGAATGGAATTTAAAAAACCAGAAAACTACGCAAGAGGTATGAATGGTGGACATCCAAGTGAAAAAGGTCACATACAAATGGCAAAAAAAGTTATCGAGTTGATAGACGCTATATAAAGTGTTATAATGATTATGACTGAACTCTAATTATGGCTAAAGGATTTAAGGTGGTTTCTAAATCACCAATTGCGAATGAGGAAGCTTTCGATATTGAAGCAGCGAAAGAACTCATCAAAGGTAAAAGTATTGTATTTTGTTTACCTGGTCGAGGTGTATCATATATTTTTCTAAAGAATTTCGTATCACTCTGCTTTGAGTTGGTGCAGAACGGAGCAAATATACAAATAGCACAAGACTATAGTTCTATGGTGAATTTTGCTAGATGCAAGGTTCTAGGTGCAAACGTATTGAGAGGACCTGAACAATTACCTTGGGATGGTAAACTCAACTATGATTATCAACTATGGATTGATAGTGATATAGTGTTTACTAATGAAGCATTCTACAGAGTGCTTGCGATGGACAAAGATATTGCAGGTGGTTGGTATGCTACAGAAGATGGTAGAACAACATCATGTGCACACTGGTTAGAAGAAGATGATTTCAAAGAAAATGGTGGTGTGATGAATCATGAGATGGTAGACGGTATAGTAAAAAGACGTAAACCATTTACTGTTGATTACTCTGGGTTTGGTTGGTTACTTATCAAGAAAGGTGTTTTTGAAAATAAAGAAATGAAGTATCCTTGGTTTGCTCCACAGATGCAAGTATTTGATTCTGGTGAAGTTCAAGATATGTGTGGTGAAGATGTCTCATTCTGTCTTGATGCAATCAAAGCAGGGTATGAAATATGGATAGATCCGCAGTGTAGAGTTGGTCACGAGAAAACTAGAATCATATAGATACTTCCGATGAGTAATATAACTAATATGGAATTGTATGACATATACATCAAAGGATCGCTAGAGTTTAAGTCAATTACTGAGGAAGAGATGGAGGATAAAGTGCAAGAATTGGCAGATGATTATTACAAGGAAGGGTTTCCACATCCTGATGAAATAGAGGTCAGATACCTTGGTCATGAAGACGACCCTCAATAGAGGGTCTTTTTTTTGCTCTAAATAATGATAAATATACCCAGACTATAAAGATCTAGTGCCAGCACAGACTTTTTCACAAGGATTCAAAGATATTTCACTATCTTTTAAAAAACATCCCGTAACGGATGATATTCTTGTGCTGAAAAATGAAGATGCTATAAAACGTTCTGTACAGAATCTAGTTCGCATACAGTTGGGAGAGGTGTTTTTCAATAATCTATTAGGAACTCGTATAAGTGGTTCTTTATTTGAACTCGCCAATAATGATTATACTGATCCAATTCGATCAGAGATTGAAACAACGATCAAGAACTTTGAACCAAGAGTAAATCTGACAGATGTAAAATTTATTTCTACACCAGATGAAAACTCAATTGATGTAACTATATTTTATGATATTGTTGGACTAAATGCACCCAATCAATCAGTCAATTTTATTCTCGAACCAACTAGGTTATAATGGCACTGCAACAATTTACAAACCTAAACTTTGAAGATATAAAATCTTCTATAAAAGATTATCTGAGAGAAAACTCTAGTTTCTCGGATATGGATTTCGAGGGATCTAACCTGTCGATTATAGTAAATTTATTAGCGTATAATTCATATACAACAGCGTATAACAGCAATATGATAGTCAATGAGACATTCATTGACAGTGCAACACTTAGAGAAAACGTAGTTTCTCTAGCAAGAAATATAGGTTACGTCCCTAGATCAAAGAGAGCAGCAAAAATGCTCGTAGATTACAGTATGATAGGGATTACAACTTCAACTTCAACTTTTGGTATTGAACCTGGTGTGGTGGCAAATGGCACAGTGTCAGATGTAAATTACATATTCTCAATACCAGAAAAGGTCACTGGTACTTCTAGTGAAGGAGAAGCAGTGGGAAGTGTAGAGATATTCCAAGGTCAGTATCTTAAGTCTTCTTTTGTAATCAATGACTCTCAACCCAATCAAAGATTTATCCTACCCAATAATGGTGTAGATACATCAACGATAAGAGTAAACGTCAAAGAGAACAACGCAAGCACCACTGGCACTGCGTATACTCTAGTAGATAATATTATCGGTGTTACATCAACATCAAACATATATCTTTTACAAGAAACTACTGATGAGAAATATGAGGTTCTCTTTGGTGATGGTATTTTTGGTTCTAAGTTAGATAATGGTAACATAGTTGATATATCATACATCAAGACAGAGGGTAAAAATGGAAATGGTGTAAGTAGAGTAAATTTTGCAGGTGTAATAACAAATGAGGATGGTGCAACTGAAACAAATGTTGATACTATATTGTCTCCACAGTATCCGTCAGAAAATGGTGATGATATAGAGGATTTGCGTAGTGTGAGATATTATGCTCCTAGATTGTACTCATCACAGCATAGAGCAGTCACAGCAAGTGACT